GGTTTTCGGGGGGGATCATTTCGTACCTCATGCGGTCAGCGCCGCCAGTTCGCTGGGGGAGGCAGGAACGTTCCATATCTTCACGTTGCGGATCTGACCACCCAAGGCCAGCGCGGTCCACCCGGTGTTCCAGCCGATGCCCATGTAAGGGCTGCTGGTCGCCATGGTGCCGGTGAAGGCCGAGGCACTGGTTCCGGCACCGGAGGGTATGCCACCACCAGTAACCTGCTGCCGCAAGAGGCCGTTGTTCCAGCTTGAGGCCACCTTGCGCGATGCGGTGAAGGCGTCGGGCAGTCCGCTCTGGTAGGCCAGATTGCCGTCGTAGATGAAGATGGCGGTCGAGGGCCATCCGGCATGGTTCATCAGCGGCGACTTCGCGGCATCATCGGCGGCGAGGGTCGTCCGGTGCTGCCATGAGGTCTGCCACTTGGTTTTGATCTCGGCATAAGCGGTGCCGACGCTGACATTGATATTCTGGCCCGACCCGGCGTAGCGCAGTTGGTCATTGCCACGGGTGGCGGTGGCGTACTGGCAGGGGTAGGTGTAGACATCGCTGCCGGTGTCCATCACCGTCAGCCCGTACAGATACCAAGCCGGATTGCCGCTACCACCGTAAGTCACGCCATTTTCAGCGACGATATAGATACTCATCGCGGTGCTGGCCGCGACCCCCGACATCGCCACCCAACAGTAATACCAGCCGTCCTTGTAAGGCACGATCCCCGCGCTGCGAAAAGTGCCGGTGCCCCCGTTCATTTGCCCGAGGGTGACCGCTCCGTTGCCGGTCAGGCTATACCGGCCAAGTCCTTGATCGGGGCCGAGGATAAATTGCAGTTGAATGTTGTTGCGGACATTGGGCTTGATAAAGAAGCCACAGAACGAATTGGTAGAAGCAAAGGGCAGGGTGGCGCTGGTGTAGAAATAGTGCTGTCCACTGACCGCAGTCTCGACAAAAGCGCAGCCGTAATAGTCCCCGGTCGGACCCGCCACGTTCTTGGTGGCGATGGTCATATTCACCGGAGTGACCGTGCTGAAGTCCCACTCGATGCCGTAGGCCCATATCTGCTGCGACTGCGTATCCAGCAGGATGCCGAGGGGGCCGATGGCATCACAGACAGTGGAGCTTGCGCCGTTGGTGGTATTGATCGGCACCGTACCCGTGATCTCGTTGACCACATTGCCGGTCATGGTGTTGGCCAGCTTGGTCCCGAAGTAGCGCACCCCGTCGACATTGGCATAGACCTGCGCCCCCATGCCCACACTGACATACTCGCCGGGGTTGGTATTGGACTGCCCGGAGATCAGTTCCAGTTGCACGTCGCCGATGATGAAGTCTGCAGTCTGCGAGTTGTTGACCCCGCCGCTGTTGGTGCCATAGAGGCCGAAAGCGAGGCTGGGGGCCGAGGCATAGCTGCCAACCACCAGCACTGACAGACGCTGCCAGTTCTGGGTCACCGTGATGTTGACCACTTGATTGCTGAGTGCCATGACGATGTTGGAGGAGCCGCCGGTTTGCGACTGGAACAGGGCCGTGATGCGATAGGCAGCGGTGGTGTACGGGACCACGATCACTTGATAGACGCTGCACACCCCGGCGGCGAGGTCGTTGCCACGGTTCAACTGCAAGCGGGTGCGGCCGGTCCCGGCGTAATTGGCGGTGCGGACTGGAGCCGCCGAATTGAGGCCAACGTTATAACCAGTCCATGGCGAGACAGTCAGGTTTTGTGATGAGCCGAGGACCATGTTCTCCACCCGCCTTGCGCCGGGGAATCGGGCCTCGTTGGCGCGGCACTTGCGGAGGACGCCTTCCCAGTCCTGCACCGTGCCGCCAGACCCGCTGCAGGAATAGTAGGGCGTGGCATCGCCGGTCGCCGCATCGGGCCACAACTGCCACATGAGCGGGGCATTGAACAGCAGCGCCGCAGGGGGCATGGGAGCAGCCGGTGCCACACTGCCCCAGTGCATGGCGGGGATCATCAGCATTACTGGTATCCCAACTGGAAGGCCCCGGCCAGAAACGTCGGGTCGAGGCAGACGAAGGTGAACAGGTCGAGGGTGCCTGCGGTACTGGTCGGCACCGGTGCCCGGTTGCCATTGGGCCAGTGGCAATTCGACGACCAGTTGATGGTACGGGCGGCGGTCACGTCGTAGCTGATCTGCAGCGCATAGGTCTGCCCCGGCAGTCCATTGACGACGGAGATGGTGCGAGTGCCTGCGCCGAGGGGGTAGGTCCACGCTATCGGATAGGCCGAGACATCCCATGTGACCGTGCCGCCGATGGCATCAGCCAGTTGCTGGCGACCGGCGTTGTTGGTCATCAACTGCCAGTAGCTGGTGTTGGTTGGTACTACATTATTACTGGCGACTATGCAGTTGTAGTTGTTGCCGCCGTAGTAGATAACATCACCGATGCCATACACCGTACCATTGACCCATGCACCCCGGTAGCACATGACCGGTTTGTTGGCTACTTTCAATGTATCGGCACCGAGCCGCATCACCTCGTTGTTCGTCCCACCCCGCGACCAGATGAAGTCAGCACCAGCATTGTTGACAAACAGCATCGTGCCGGTGGAGTTGTGTATCCAGCAACAGCCTGCGGTCACCAGTCCGCCGGGGGTGTAGTTGGGGCTGAGCTTGTGTACGGCAAATAGCTGCCCACCACAGGTGGCAGACAGTCTGGAATACGACCCAGCGCCGGTATCGGCTTGGTTCGCATCGATCAACGCTCCACCCGGCGCTTGGGCATTGACCGTCAGTGTGTTGGTGGTAAGCCGCATCCGCTCGTTGGCTGCGGCATAGCCACCGATGGTCCAGATGAAGTCGGTGCCAGCGCCGTTCAGGAACACCATGTTGCCGGACACCAGATTATTGAGCAGCGCCGTGTTGGCGGTCAGCAGTCCCCCAGATGCCGTATGCGCTGTTCCGTATTTATGGATGGCGAAATTGGAAGTGCCGTTATCGACCCGCATCGCGGCATGAGCGGACGCACCGGCCGAGGTGTTGACGACACGAGCCAGCACCGCACCGTCGAACGGCTGGCCGAAGACCAAACCCCCGGCAGGGCCGAAGGTGGCGCTGACACGCATGATCTCGTTGGCTGCGGCACTGCCGCCGATGGCCCAGATCATGTCGGTGGCGGCATCGTTGGAGAACAGCGTCGAGCCGTTGGTGTTGTTCAGCCAGCCCTGACTGGCAGTACGCAGGCCGACGGTGGTAGCCGCCGAGCCGAGCTTGTTGAGGTTGAACGAGCCTGCCCCGTTGTGGGCGTAGACCGAGGCCCACGAGCCGCCCGTGGCATCGGAATTGGTGACACTGATCGAGGTCACTACCGGCGAGGCCCGGTTCAGAGCCAGCGCCGCGCTGGAGTACGTCAACTCTGACGACCCACCCAGCAGGTTGCTGCCATTGCCCACCCCGACATAGGTGCCGGTCAGGGTCGACGAGCCGACGGTGCCGGTCGCACCAGTCATCCCCGTCGAGCCGATGGCACCCGTCGCGCCGGTAGGCCCTGCCCCAGTCGCTCCGGTCGCCCCAGCCGCGCCTGCGGTGCCTGCGCCGGTCATCCCGGTGGCACCCGTGCCGCCGGTATTCCCGGCCGCGCCTGCGGTGCCTGCGCCAGTCGCGCCGGTATTGCCCACCGCCCCAGTGCCACCCGTGGCACCGGTATTCCCGGCCCCGGTCGCGCCCGTGTTGCCGGTGCCACCCGTCACGCCCGTCGAGCCTGTCCGGCCGGTGGCCCCGGTGACCCCCGCGCCGGTCGCTCCGGTGTTGCCCACCGCACCGGTCTGGCCGGTGCCGCCGGTGGCACCCGTCTGCCCAGCGCCAGTGGCACCGGTATTACCCACCGCCCCGGTGCCGCCTATCGCCCCAGTGCTACCAGTCGTGCCCGTGCTGCCGGTGGTCCCCGCACCCGTAGCACCGGTCACCCCGGTGTTACCTACCGCTCCAGTCCCGCCAGTGCCCCCGGTCGCCCCGGCGATCCCCGCCCCGGTCGCACCCGTGGCACCAGTCGCACCGGAAGCTCCAGCCCCGGTCGCCCCAGTGCCGCCGGTCGCACCTGTCGCACCGGTCACCCCGCCACTCGACCCGGTGGCCCCGGCGAGGCCGGTGGCACCCGTGGTCCCGGTGGCTCCAGTCATTCCGACCCCGGTGGCGCCGGTGGCGCCGGTGACCCCGCCAGAGGGGCCGGTCGAGCCGGTAGCGCCCGTTACCCCGGTCGAGCCGGTTACCCCTACACCGGTCGCCCCGGTGGTGCCTGTAGGCCCCATCGGGCCGGCGGCGCCAGTGCCGCCGATGATGCCGGCGGCGTCGAGGTGCCAGTAAGTGCCGTTGCTCACCAGCAGCGCCCACGAGCCGGCGGTGGCGATGCAGATGGCGTTGGTGATCCCGACCCCGGTCAGGGGCACGATGTTGTTAGAGGCCGAGATCACCGCATCATTGGTGGCGGTCTTGACCAGCAGCACCCGGCCCCGGCTGTCGACCGCCGCCGGCAGCGTCAGGGTCACGCCCCCGGCGCGGTTGGCGATTACCACGTAGTCGTCGGGCAGCACCAGATAAGTGGCAGCAGATGCCACTATCTGGTTACGCACAATCCAGCCCCCCATGCCGGGGACGGTGCCCATGGTGCGCTCCATCGCCGAAATCCGGCTATATACCGCGGCGAAGGCATCGTACATCGCCGTGTACGTCAGGCGCTCGTACTCGCTCGCCTTCTCCGGCAGCAGCGGCAGGTTGACTTCGGGAGGTCTCACCGCTCGCCCACCGCCGGGACCAGTAGCGGCACCAGATCCACGAGTTCGTGCTTGCTGACACAGGAATGGGTGAGCACGAAAAAGTTGGCGGTGACCCCGGGGATCTTCAGGGTGTCGAAGCGCGCCGCGATGGCGTTCAGGCTCGCCTGTCCCTTATTGGTGAAGTCCCGCGGATCTTCAAGCCGGGTCGCGGTCGGCGAGCGCCCGGTGTAGACGGTCAGGGTGGCCGTGGTGGGGTGACCCCAGCCACTCTCGGAGACATAGACCGGGTTCACCCGCTGCACCGTTTGCAGCTTGTCCGAGTGCCCGAAGACCCCGGTCATGACTACCCCGTTGGCTGATGCCTGTCCGTAGCGGTAATAGGGGGTGCCGTTGCCAATCCCCAGCGAGCCGAGGTATTGGTGATCGACCGAGGTGCTGAAGCTCTGCACCCCGGAACTGACCGTGGACGGCGTCTTCACCAGAAAGGTATCGGTATTGGCCTGACAATAGGTCGCCGGGACACTGAACCCGTCGTAGAGCTTGCCCCACTTGTTCAGCCGGTAATTCCAGACATACGAGTAGTAACCGGTGCCAAACAACACGCACAGGCTGTCCCGGTCATGGCCAAGGCGAATCGCGTACTCGCCCCCTCCAGCCAGTTTGTTTCTCAGCTCCGTGCGAATACCGTAGGTGATCGACACCGGGCGCGAGCCATCGAAGCGGTAGATGTCATTGGCGTCGGCGAACACTAGATCGCCCTCGATGTCAGTGATCGACAGATGCCCGAGGCACCCAACGCGGTCGGAGATCCTCTGAAAATCCCAGATGGGACTGTTCGGACCCGCCCCGACGTAGCGCCCGGTGTAGAACGAATTGGCCTTGAACACCGCGATGCCATCGCGAAACGGGCGCACGCAGGTGATCGCCCCCGGGGTGTCATTGAACTGCGCGAACGAGCACTGCGTCACCTGCGGGTTGATGGTCCAGTTGGTGTGATCGCCGATGGCCGACCACGCGAGGATGTTGGAGGCCCCGGTCACCGTCGACCAGCTACCGCAGTTGCCCATGAACACGAAGTTAGCGGCCACGCAGCAGGTGTTGGCCTTCGGTGGCGCGGACATGTCGTTGAACTTCACCGTCCCCGACAGGCTCAGCGCACTGCGGAACTGCGGCTGCACCGCCTTGTGGGTGGCAATGATGATGTCGCCGAAGGCGCAGATGTCGAAGGCGGCGATGCCGTCCTCGCCGTACTGGAACGAGGACCCGCTCAGCACGTAGTTGCCGGCCTTGGAGACATCGATGAACCCGCTCTGGTTGTGGGCGATGCTCAGCCTCTGGTTGGTGCCGGCGATGGCGATGCCCCCCGGGGTCGAGTTCCAGCGGGTGGCGAACAGCTTGTTGGGGTAGGTCTCGTTGGCCAGCAGCGAGTAGGTGGTCATGCCCCCGACCGAGATCTTGGCGTAGGCGGTCTTGTAGCCGCGCTCGGTCGGGACCATGTCCCACATATCGACCAGAATCCCCGGGGTGCGGGGATCGAGGTCAGGTCGATAGTCAAGCATCCCAGCTCCGCAGCCGGCCAGTGGCAGTGGATGCCACTGTCTGCTGCTGCAGGCCCCGGAAAATGTCCTGCTCCTGCTGGTCGAGCATCTGCGCCCACTGCATGGTGTCCGGGGTCGGGTTGAACTGCCCCACCAGCAGCTTCTTGGCCCGGGTCCTGATCAGCTCCTCCGCGTTCTCGGTCCACATGTTGGGCGAGGTCGAGCCGGTGAGCTGGGGCGGAATGTTGAACAGGTAGTATTGGGTAACGGTCCAGATTTTCGAGGGCGAGGGCCACAACCGGTACTGCTTCTGGTACAGCGCAAAATGCGACGGCTCTCCCTCGTCGGTGCTGTTGATGTACAACTCATCCATCTCCCGCGGTGAAATCTGGCGCAGCGGGATGGCGGTGTTGTTGACAGTGATCACCAGCGAATCCAGCTTTACGAAATCATCCGGCAGGGCATAGCTGTCGTAGGTGTCCAGCGAGTCGGTGCGGGTCAGGAAGGTCTTCGACTTCTCGTTGAACCAGAACCTGAACCGGCTGTAGTGGTTGATGGCATCGTTGATGTAATCGTCCACCTGCGTGGCAACATCGTCCCGGTGAAGCTCGGCGATGATGCGTGTTTCCATTGCGGCAAGGGTGCCCATAGGCCCTCCAAAAAGCCCGCCGGGCACCGTCAGCCCGGCGGGTCACCCGAAGCAGATCAGAGGTCGTTATCGGGCACGTAGGCGATGATGATCTCGGCCTGCCCCGCGCTCGGGGTGCCGGTGAGGCCGGCCAGATTCACCTGTATCTTGGTGTCGACCGCCACCATCGGCGTGATGTTGACGCCCTCATCGAGCGGCACCGCACCCAGCGCGGTCAGCGCCAGCGCCGAGCCGAAGTTGTCCTGCCCCGGATCGGTCGAGGCCCCGATATTCAACGCATTGGCGGTGCCGTTGAAGATCTGGGTCACGAACACCCCCGAGGTGGCAAACGAGATCAGCGAGCCGGCGGGGATGGTGCCCACGTCGAGCACCGCGCCCTTGTCCAGATACGAGATGCCCTTACGCAGGTAATGCACCATTTGCTGGTGATAGTTGCGCGCAGTCGTGCCTTGTACTCCTGTCGTCATGATGGTCTCCTTAGTGCGCGACGGCGTAGGTACTGACAGTCATCGCCCCGAAATCGACGTTATTAAACATCGTTTTTTTGAGGCCCCAAATCATCCCGGCAGACACGCCGAGGCGATTTTTATAGTCAAACAACTCCTCTACCCATTGCATTTCCTGCCCCCCGTCCCCGCCATACGCGAACAGCGCGGCCTGTGCCCCGCAGAACACAGCACGCCGGGTCTGCGGACGGTCCACACCGGCGTTGGTGATACCGGTGGTCACGCGTTTGTCCATGTGGATGACGGTGCCGTTGTATTCGCCCAAAGCCCCTGTATATATTGGACTTTTTGACGCTGCACCACCCATCAAGGCAGCTTTTTGAATGTCTAACCACTGGCCTTGATTCGTGTTCGTTCGGAGGTCGAAAACTTGGTAGGGGTGGAGGAAAATCACCCATTTTTTCTCCCCGCCAATCGACAGCGGCCTGATGGTCGGGGACAGCGTCGCCGCCCGCTCCACCGCGATGTCGATCAGGCGAAGTGTGAACACGTCGCCTACCGCCAGCGTGGTGTCGTCGGTGATGCTGGTGCCGGCCCAGATCCGGCGCGAGACATCGGGCGCGATCACCGCCTGATTGCCGGTGAACTTCACGTCCGTGGCCAGCGTGTACCCGCAAATTTGGTTAAAAAATGCGGTGTCGATCCTGTCCGCGTACCAGTCCTGCAAGCCCATTTTGTTCTCGTTGCGGATCGAGAACGTGACCCGCTGCTCGGACATCTTTCCTGCCGACCGAGTGGCGTGCCGAAGCTGGTCGATGAACACATTGTCGGCGTAGGTGGTAAGCGCCTCCTCGTTGCCCTCCAGCGTGCCGTCGCCGAGGATACCGGCGCCGGTCAGTTGCATCCGCAGGCCCACCGTGATGCGGTCGCCGGCAGACTTCGCCAGATCGTCCTTGACGTGGATCAGGCTGGCGCTGCTCGATCCCATGAACTTATCCGCCTTCGTTTCTTTCAACGCGTCGACGAACAGTTTTTTGGCCCACGCCTTGACGGTCAGCGGGTCATTTACTGCATAACTGGTATCCATTTCGGAAGCTCCAATGTGTGGTTGAGAAAAGTCCTCCGGTCACGCTGGAGAAGCGATTCCCGCCACACGTCGGCGAGCTAACGAACTGGGTCTTTACGTCACCCCGACGATTGCACTGCTATCTAACTGATATACATCCGGCTGAATTTCTGCTCGATATATTGCAGTTCGATATACAAACCTAGCCGCCCATCGCGGCCTTGAATTCCTCGTCCGACATCCGCGCCAGTTGCGATGGGGTCATGCTGGCAATCTGCTTGATGCTGTAGCGGCCGCGGCCGGCGCCGCCGCCGCTCGGCTTGCTGGCCTTGTAGCCCTCGTCGTGCATCCGCTCGGCGTCGGCCGCGCTCGGCTGATAACCCATAGCCTGACTCATGGCATAGGCCATCTGCGCCGGGTTCTGGCCCCGCTGCACCCACTGCAGCGCCAGATTCCGGGCGTCGTTGCCGGCGATGCCCCGGGCGTCGTCCTCGGTCCAGCCCGCGGCCGTCAGCTCCTTGGTGCGGCGGTTGATGGCGTAGCTCAAGGCCTCCTGATAGTCCGGGTGCTGCTCCTTGAACTGCGCCTCGCTGGTGGTAACCCGGTTCACGAACTGGCTTACCGCCTGCTGCTGGCGCTGGTTATGGACCTGCTGCTGGTTGGCCTCCCACTGCGCCATGTCGCGCTGGTACTGCTGCTGCCGCAGCGCCTGCACCTCGGCCTGCGTGCGCTCCGCCTGATGCGCCATGTAGCCCAGAGGGTCGGCCTCGCGGTCGGGCACCGGCTGCTGGTGCTGGGCCTGCAAGACCTGCTGCATCCGCTGCTGCGCGATCTGCCACTCCTGATCACGCTGCGCCTGCACCGCCATGAACTGCGCCAGTTGCTGGTCCTTCTGCTTGGCGTCGGCCTCCCACTGCTTGCGCCGCTGCCGCTCCTCGTGCAGCGCCCCGTAGGGCACCACCGAGTCCTTCTTCGGGGCGCCGCTCTCGTCGTGCTGCTCCGTTCCCTCCGCCGCCTGACCCTCCGGCTGCGCTGTCTCCGGCGAGGTGACCTTCACCTCTTCCGCGGTAGGCGGTGTCGTCGCCTGTACGATCTCACTCAACATGCTCTGTCTCCTTAACGTGCTGTACACGCAGTTCTACGCCATTGGCGGCGTTGTACCGCTCATCATCGCCATTGCCGGCCGCGCCCATCTCCACCGCGTCCGCGTACTCATACAGCGCATCGATAAACTTATCCCTGAACCACTCGCTGTCGCTCAAGTCCTGCGTACAGGTGATGGTCACCGTGCGCTTCATTGCACCGTCGGCGGCGGCTGCTGCTGCCGCGCCTGCTCAGCATGTTGCGCCTGCTGCAGCGCCATCGCCATGTCCATCTCCTGCTTGCGCTGCTCGCCCTGCACCTTCAGCCCCTGCAGCTCCATCGCCATCTGGTGCTCCTGCTGCTTCCACTGCGACTGCTGCTGCGCCATCTGCAGGTCCAGCTTCTTCAGCTCCAGCTCCATCGCCTTCATCTGCTGCTGGGTCTGCAGCGCCGCCTGCTCCGCCTGCAGCTCCAGTTGCTTGAGCTGGATGTCGGCGCCGGCCTTGGTCTGCGCGGTCTGCGCCTTCGCCGCCTCGCCCTGCGCCACGGCCTGTGCCATCTGCACCTGCGGGTCGCCCTGCGCCGCCTTCTGCTGCTTGGCCCCGGCAATCTGCTGCTTCCACGACTCCGCCAACTGGGTCGGGATCGGGGCATAGTCCAGCGCCTCCTCCGGCACCGGCCCGCCGGCCTGCATCACCATCGGCGCCAGCTTCATCAGGGCATCGAAGGTCTTCGACTTCATATCCCTCGCGGTGGGGGCCACGTCGACCACGACATCGTAGTCCATCACCCCGCGCTGGATCAGCAGCGGCTCGTACTTCTCGCCCAGCGGCCCCGCCACCCGGATCAACCTGCCATCGGCCATGTACTCGATGATGAAATGCGCCAAGAGCCGGCCCTGCTGTTTGCGATACTGACGCAGGGCGTCAAACAGAGTCGCGACGTTGCCCATGCCGGCGTTGGTGCGGGCCTCCTCGACTATGCCGGGCTGCATTTTATCGGCGAGGCCGACCATCTCCAGCGGCACCCCGCTGCCGTCGCGGATCGAGCTGACCGAGAACTGCAGCAGGTCAGGAATGGACTGCGGGTACTGCGGGATGGGCTTGGGCTGGATCTTGCCGCCGCTCAAGGCGCCGGCATTGACCTCGGTGACGCCGTCGGTCTTGGCCCAGTTCTCCTCCAGCTCGCGGATGTCGTTGACCGCGCCCTCCTCGATCAAAATGCCGCCCTTGGCGTTGGTATTGATCATGTGCAGCAACTGGCTGAGCATCTTGTTGGCGTACCGCTGCGGGTCCTCCATCTGCGGGGTCAGCCCGAAGAAGGTCCCGGTGTTGTGGTCGCGGTACCCGGTCATGCAGTTGTAGACAAATTCGTACTGGCAGGGGGCGTCACCAGTCTCCAGCAACTGCTTGCCCAGCAGGAAGGCCTGCTTGTAGACGGCCTTGGTGCGGCGCTTGCCCTGCAGCGGCGGCATGCCCATCTGCTGCATCCGCTCCGATGCGATCTGGTAGTCCTCGTCGCTCATCTCAATCGGCTCCGGGGGCGGCGGTGCCGGCGGGGGCGGTGGCATCCCCTGCGGCCCTCCCATCATCATCGGGGGAGCGCCGGGTCCACCAGCGGGGGAAGGCGGGCCTGCCGGCGGCATCCCGCCCATAGGGGGCGCCCCAGTCGGCCCCGGTGGTCCCGGGGGCCGTGGCGGCATTGCCGGCGGTTGCCCCATCGGCCCCGGTGGCATCCCCGGCGGTGGCCCGGGCGGCATCATGCCGGCACCCATCCCGGGCGGCGGCGGCATCCCACCCATTGGCGGCTGCATCCCGGGTGGCGGGGCCGGCGGCTTCGGTGGCTTGATCACCCATACCGTCACCTGCTCCTTCCAACAGTGATGGATGACGCAGCGGGTGCCGTCCGGCGCCGCATCCACCGCGTTCTTCTCATACCATGGTGCGCGCTGGGCGTCGTGCGGGGTGGTCTCCGGCAGCGCATCGCGCCCACCCACCAGCTCGGCCTCCGGCCAGCGGGCCTTGATCACCTCGTCGGTCAGCCAGTCATCGCACTGCACCCAGCGCATGTCGTTGAGGTTGCGCTTGACGCTCGACGGATCGTAGTGGAAGGCGAACGGATCACGCCGCGGCACCTCGATCATGCCCTCCGGGTTGCACTCGAAATCCATCTTGGTTTCGGTCCAGCCGTAGCCGCAGATCACGAGATCCCTGAAGGCATCGCTCTCCTCGTCCTCGGCATCGCACTGGTCTCTGGCCCACTTGGCCGCGGCCGTCAGCAGGTCGTTCTTGCCGCTGTCGTCCAGCGTGCGCGGCTTGTACTGGACCTCTTGCCTGTTGTTGGCCTCCGAGCCGCAGATGGCGTTCACCATCACCGCCGTGCGATTGAAGCTGACACAGGGCTTGCCCATGTCGGCGTGCTTCTGCTCGTCCTCCTTGGTCCACTGCTTGCCGGCCACCATGTCGTACCAGACCTCGGCCTTCTTGCGCCAGTCGGCCAGATGCTGCTCGCTTTGCTTCCGCAGGTCGAGGATCTCGCTTACGAGGTCATCGTCCTCGCTGCTGCCAACTGCCGGCTCGACCGGCTCTTCGGAGTACATGCTCTACCTCCCCGCCATCTCCGTCACGTCAGAGACCGTCCTGTCCGCGGCCATGCGCTCGGTCAGCGTCACCTCGTCGGTCATCGCCATCCGCCGCATCATCTCCTCATAGTGCAGGTCGGCCAACTGCCATGCCAACTTCACCATCGCCTCCGCCGGCCACGACATGTCCGCGGTCGCCATCGACACCAGAATGCGGTCGGCCAGCGCCGATACGAACTCGCGCCGGGCGCGCCGGATCGCCCGGTCACTGACACTGGTGTCAATCATCGACGCCGAGCCGTTAAACCTGTTGCGCGCCTCGCCCATCATCTCCCCTTCGCCGCTGCCTTCTCTTCCCGCGCCGCCTTCGCCGCTGCCTTCTCGGCCTCGGCCCGGTTGATCAGCAGCAGGTCCAGCACCTTGTCGAGGTCCTCGCCGTACAGCGCCCACTTGCCGTCCACCCGCCCGTCGCAGCGCACATACAGCTTCTCGTTCACGCTGCCGTCGCTATTCTGCACCGCGTCGCGCAGGTAGCGGTAGCGTTTCGAGTCCTGCGCCTGACCCTCCAGCCCGGCCTCGCTCTTCGCATCCTCTTGCCGCTGCTCGGCCTCGGCCTCGTCCCTGATCACCTGCTGGTGCTTGCTGGTCGTCATCGTCCTCTCCTCAAGAAGTGGCATCCGCTGCCACTATCGTCCAAATCTGGTTGCCCGCGCATGCACCGCCTGCGTATCACCCGGCAGCAGCGCATAGCGCCCACCACGGGGCTGCGAATCGTCCGGCTGCAGGATGTACACCCGCTCCTCGTGGAACAGCACCCCGTCGGCATCGGTTGCCGTCAGGTTCACTGTGGTGCCGTCGATCACCTCGGTCACCGTCGCCACCATCGGCACCCCGTCCGGCGGCACCCGGATCAGCAGCCCATTGGCGTCATGCACCGGCTGGCCATCCGAGCGGTGGTAGAACTGCAGGGTGTCGCCGACGTTCATTCGACTATCACCTGCGGCTCGGCCATGCGCTGCTCCAGCAGCATCAGCCGCGCCACCGACGTGTCCAGAATGCGCTGGACATGCGATAGCCTCAAGCCCAGCGCGTCCACCTCGGCCTGCAGCGCACCCACCTGCCGCGCCACCCGCAGCAGCGCCGCATCGCGGCCCTCGGCCTCCACCTCGTCCCGGTTGTCTATCGTCATCGCTGCCACCATCCTCTTGTGCTCCGCATCCCACCATTCAAACAGGTCGGCGTCGCCGCGCAGGCCCTCGCCCGTCAGCTTCACCGCTTCGCCCTGCGCTTGACCTTCACCGCCGGCCCCGGTGGGTCGCGCCCGTACTGCTTGCGGTAGGCCTGCGTGTACGCCTTCTGCTGCGCCAACTGCCCACCCTGATCCCAGCGGTGCGGCTCGTGGTGCCAGTGCTCGACGTGGCACAGCTTGCACAGCGGCGCCTTCATGCCGCCACCCCGTACTGCTTCGCCGCCCAGTCGAGCAGGTGTCGCTTGAGTTCGATCTCGGTCGCCTCACGCGTCGTCCAGCCCTCGCCGACCACATACTCAAGCGTCATCCGCGCTGCGTGCATCCGGCCATCGGGCAGCTTCAGCGCCAGCCCTATCTGGCGACCAAAGTCGAATAGCTTCGGCCCAAGGAAAACGAAGGCACCACCAGCGTTGACCACCACTGTCGGCGGCACCGCCTTGGCTACCGCCGGCAACCGCACCGCGCTGATCGCAGCCGTGATCGCCCCGAGGAAGCCGCGCCGGTTCATGCCGCCCACGCCGAGGTGCGGCTCTTCACCGCGTACCTGTCCGTCTTGCCGGCGGTCGACTCCCGCGGCCACACCAGCTCCAGCTCCGGCTCCTCGATCCTCGCCAGCGCGTCCATCATGTCATCGTGCTGGCCCACAGGGAAGGCCACGTACTCGGTCTCGATGAAGTCGTGGACCAGATCCCGCACCACGCCCTCGTAGTCGCTGTAGTTCAGGGTGTAGGGCAGGTACAGCCGGCCCTGCTCGGTCACCGGGATCAGGCGCCGGATGCGGTCGTTCTTCGGGGTCTTGCCCCCGACCTTGGTCACGTCGAAGCGGTAGTTCTCGGCCTCCTGCAGGCTCTTCAGGTAGGCGATGTCGGCCATCAGCCCGTACTCCTCGTACCTGACCTGCATCGGCCTCCACTTGCGGTGCAGGCGCATCACCGCGGCCCCGCGCTCGGTCAGGTTGAGCCGGTCCCTGATGATGTCCAGCGCGTACATGTTGCGGTCGGCGGCGAGGCCGATGACCCAGATGGTGGTGTAGTCGCTCGACTTGCGCTTGGAGTTGGCGGCGTCGATCAGCATCACCTTGTTCATGCCGGACCCGCTGCGGTTCTGAAATAACC